CAGGCTTCTCGAGGAATAGTAACCGCACCGTCTTTGGAAAAATCCTCCACTCCAGATTTTATACGCGCCTGAATCAATTCTCCGAGATCGTTGTTTCCGTCGAGCATAAAAACGCCTTGCTCATTCATTCCAATAAAGGCGCCATTAAAATGAAGGAGGGAATTGAAATTGTAATTTTTGTATTCTGTCACGGCGAAATTAAAAATGTGCATGACGACGGCTTTTCGGATAAAGGTGACCGGAATTTCTAATCCATGAATAAAAACAGAATCCGAAGCCTCTACGCCGGCGATCTCGAGGAAGGTGTCCGGGGATATGGAGAGGGTGGCCACATCCCCGGACTCTACCGCAGAAAGGGATCCAACGATCCCGGTGAGGGCATCAAAAGAACCTTGATCAAACTGTTCTGTAGCAGCGACAGAAATGATAACTTCCGAGCGGCCCGTTATTAATGAAGTGTCCGAGGCCTCGATCGCATTTATTTCTATCCCGATCCCAACCTTGATATCGAACGAACCGACATCTAAGGCTTCGGTGACCAAAAGATGAATCGACCTGGAGGCTATCTCGATATCCGCCGAATCGGGAAGCTCTACGCCAGCGATTAGATTTCCGCTGCCGAGACTTGCGACGTCCGGATTTTCGACAGCCTTTAAATAGTTCAGGCCGGTAAAGTTAATTATTCCAAGGTCTAAAAGCTCTACCGCAGCAAGAATATTAGACATGGTTTACCTCTTACGCACCGGTGACTTTGGTAATGCTTGCCCCGTCGATCGTGGAGGTTGCCCCCAGGGTGATCGTCGTATTGCTCATCGTAATCTCCGCGCCGGAAGTGGAAACAGCGCCCTGAGCCCGGATTTCGGTGCTGGTAAGCTGACCATCGTCATTAGGCATCACAAGACGCCCATATCCGGCGACACCCGTTGCCAACCCGACTCCAGACCAAACATCGGCCGTTTTCTGAATCACGCCGGCAGTAGGAGGCCCAAACTGAAGCGTATAAATGCCACTTCTCGAAGCAGCCTGGAGAGAAGTGATTGTAACTGCCGTCGTTCCGCTACCATCAGCCAAGGTTAATGAAAGACCCGCGATCTGGCATCTCACAGCAATGCTCAGGCCCGCATAGGGAACGCAGACGATTTGAGGGACATTCCCGTCAAGCCATCTTGCGACATTGACCGCCGCAATCAGGTCTGACGTATCGACACCAGACGCGAATGTGTAAGTATAGGTGGTAGGCCCTACTCCATCGACCGTCACATTGACCTTGACGGTATTTCCGCTCGTCCTGTTCGCCAGCACTAAGGTTGAAATCTGAGCAACGGAATTAAGTGTTGCGATCGCATTGCTCCCAACGGAAATCCTTGCGAGCTTCACGCCGGGCGCTGCCGCGTCTGCATTCGCGGGCGGTGTTCCAGAATAAAGATCGATGCAGAAATCGCTAAACATTTTTCTCGTCGAACCCTGACCACTCATGAAATTGATTGCCCCTGTTGAATAAATCCAAGCCATTTCTCTACCTCCTTTTTTTAATGTGCCGTGATCGCTGCCGTGTCCGGGAGATCGACGGCGTTAAGATTTATTAACCCTACCCCCGCGGGGGCTTGACCGACAAAAACATATTGCCGATATCCCATGTGATACTTTATGAATGAAAACCCCTCCTCGATATCCGTGATAGCGTAATGTTCAGAGGTAAGGTCTTTTACGAACCCTCCAGGGAGTCCCATGAACATTCCGATGCACGTCCCAAAAATACAGACCTTTCCCTCGAGGCCCTTCCCAAGATCGTATCTCTCGATCGAAACGGAGCTCCCGAGGAGCGCCGGCACATCGAGAAGAGGTTTATATTTTGCTTTTTCAAGAGAAGGTTCAAGATCCGAAAGATAAGCACATTTTCCACCGGCACTCACATAGATTCCATTCTCTCCGCGAGGCCCATTCACGCCTTTAATCATCGTGATCGGCCCGCCAAGATAGATGAAATCCCGCTTGATATCCATTTCAAAAGGATTTGCCGCGACAGATCTGTAAATAATATCTCCCTGGGCAACATAAAGGCGCGGAGGATGATATTCAATCAGCTCTCCGCCAACCATTCTTTGCCGATCGGTCCTGACATTGGCGGGGAAAGCGTGAGCGACACCATCTTGAATATATCCGTTTTTAATGAGGTTTGAGAAAAAGACCCTTTCTCCAAGTTGAAAGAAATTCATATGAGAGGGGCCTACGTTCGGGAAAATAAGTGTTGTGGTCCAATCAGTATTTAATTGGACGAGATCACCATTAAGAACAAGAAAGCAGAGCTTATCTTCGTTAGACCAACCGCTATGAGCATTCCCGGAAACGAGCTGAAGAAGAACGCCTTTTCTTCTTCGGATCATCATCTCGCTATCAATATCGACATTTTCAGCGACCCTGACAAAACCGGGCTCGAGACGAAGATCATCCGTAGCGAGATTATCGATTCCCCTAAACTTACTCATTTCATAAAGCGGCTTCAGAGTGTTTTGAATGAGTCGAGGCATCAGCTCACCTTTCTATAGTTGTAATCGCCTTCCGGAAGAGGAAGGGTTATTGATTTTTTCGCAAGATGGATATAATCGAACATTGAGAAAGGAAAGGATTTCGATATATAGGGGCCCTCACCCCCGGCGATCGCGCCGCTTTGAGACAAAAGGAACATAATAAACTGAAATAGAGAATCACCCCCGGCGATTGCGCCAAGGGATCCGTACGCTTTTACGATCTGGTTAAAATCGACAATTCCACCGATGATCGCGCCGGCTCCCGGGATCCAAAGATATCCTTTATTCAAATATGCCAAACCACCATCGATCGCTCCTCCAACAGATGTAAATGAATAAGATTGTAGAGGAATGCTTTCGCCGGCGATCGCTCCGCCAATGGAGATAAAGGAGACATTACGAAATTCAAGTGCTGTTCCCCCATCAATCGCGCCGGCCGATGATGTAAAGGAATAAGTTTGAATCAAAGAAGATTGACCCGCGATCGCGCCTCCGCTGCTGATAAAAACCACTTTTTGAATTTCAGGTGCAACGGATCCGTCGAGGGCTCCGCTGGTCGCCGTGTATGAATAACCTATATTTTTAAGAGCTGTTCCCCCTGAAGCAGCTCCATTGATTCCAATAAAATTTTGTATCTTTTGCTCAGGAGCGGCACCATCGGAGATTGACCCGGCGATCGAAGAAAATAACTGCTTAAAATTGACGGCGGCAATTCCACCAACTAAGGCTCCTCCAAGAGAGGTATAGGCCGGAACAAAAACAAAAACGGTGCTCCCTTCACCTCCAGCATAGGTATATGATCCATAAAGACCCGTCGCGTAGACCACCCCTCTTTTTGTTCCGGGTTGAGGATGTCCAAACATTGAGTCAGAAGAACCGCCAATGATCGAGCCGGCACTTGAAGCAAAAACCTCTTTTTTATTTACAGGAGAGCTTCCCCCATCGATCGCACCGAGGAGACCGGAGAAGCCTTGAATTTTACCGTTTGGAGCAGATCCGTCTCCAATGGAGCCACCGGTCATATCGTAGGTGGGAGCCGAAGTATAATTAACCTCAACATAGAGTCGGGAAACGTAATCATCCCAATCCGACCCCAAACTGCCAGCCTGATAGCCGGCACAGTATAGACCGTTCGTTGCATCGATCCCATTGACCTGATTGACTGTCCAAGCAGATCCGGTATTTGGATTCGTAGTCCATGTGAGGACCACTTCCGAAAAGGAATTGGTAAAACTCCCATTCTGGCTCGCCGAATTACCGTTCGCCATCCAGATAATCCCTTTAATCGTATCGCCGCCGCTGTAATTTGTTTTTGCCCTGAGATATATTTTTACATTGACGATGGTCGATCCGGCAGGAACGCTAAAACCATTCAGGCCAAGCTCGTCGATCGCTCCTTGCGATGTGGAATAATTGTAGCTTGTATCATCCTGACCGGGATAATCATCAACGTTCTCGTAGCTGGCGTAATTAGGAATACCACCCCACGTCTTGCTCTGATCCCAGGCCGGATTTTGTTGTTGTGATAACAAATTATTTCCCCCATCAAACCTTTATCTATAAGACACCAGCTCTTGAAAAAATGAATCCTTGAACCGAGAGAATGATGTTCGCTGTCGCCGACCAACTTGTCTTTGCCAGGGTCGAAGTGATGTCTCCAGAAATATAGGCGGCGTTTCCCCCGGAGTCGTCTCTATAGGGATAGGCCGGAGATGTTACTCCATAATACGCAATGAGGTCTCCCTTCTCGACGGGAATCCAGGCTGGAATAGTAACAATTCCTGTCCCTACCGTCGTAACGGGAGTCTCGCCGATAAAGATATAGTGGGTCCCGTCATCGCGGAAAACTTTCACCTTTACGTTTCCACCGGCAACCATGTAAAGGCTTGCTGATTTCATAATCCCTCTGCCGGGAGAAGGAACCATTTTATCGATAGCGGTATAGGCGTACTGCCAGGTATCCGCTCGGCCGATCAACGAACTTCCTATAATCTGATATCCCATTAAATTGCCTCGGTGTATTCAAGCTCGACATAAATGAGCTTGGCAGTCGCAGCGAGATTATCGTTGCCATCCGTACCTTTCCGGGCAATCTTCATAATCACCGTGTCATTATTAGCAAGCTCTGATACGGTAAGTGTCGCCGTCGTAACGGTGAGGTATTCGGCGCTCCCTGCGGTCGTTGCAGCCGAAAGATTATGATCGGTAAAGGTCGAGTCGAACGCCTGTGGTGTAGGAGTCAACCCTAAGAAAGAGACAGTCCAAACAACAGCCCCCGATGTCGCATTGGCTTTCCATCCAATCCGAACATTTATATTCCCTGCGTTCCAGTTCGAGAATCTGACAGCAGGAGCAATCGCCTTCGAGACCGCGCTCACGATAAAGTCAAGCTCTCCGTAATCGAAATTGGTCCCCTGTGTCTGCACGAAACTCGCCCATCCGGAAGCAACCCTTGTTTCAAAGCAGGAGGCAGGGAAAACAATATTTCGAAGAGTGGAGGGCATTCCATGTTTATGATCCCGGCGAGCAGCAAACGCAGCCGATCCTACTGACGCGGAGTCTCCAAAGTCCTGAGTAACCGGGGCCGTCGTATCGAAAGCGGCGATTGTGCTGTCCGATTTGATTACCGTCGTCGCAGATCCCGCAGCAGCGGAAGAAGCCAAGGTGATATTTGGAGTAGCGAATGTCGGAGCGCTTCCCGCCGCGATTGCCGCCGCAATATCGGTGATCATTTTTGCCGTCAGCGGCAAAATCATTGTGTAGGTTTTTCCGGCCGTATTATGATTCGCTGCCGTCGTTCCCTCTTGAGCCCTGGTTACTGTGAGAGTGTCCGTCGATCTGGCCGTACAGCGAACGATCTCTACGTTTGGATCGTCAGCGGGATCCCCGTAATCGGTGCTATTCCACCAAACGAGATTGAATGACCCATCAGTCGCAGGAGCAGGTAGCTTTGCGCCATTTCCGGAAGTAAGGACTATGGAGGTATCGGAAGTCCCATAGCCCGTACTGACCGTGACTTTCCCGAAATTTTTTACAGCATCAAGAGCCATAAATCACCCCGTTTATTAGGTTGGCGTCCCTTTCGACATGTGAAATTTAGGGGTTATAAGAAGCTGATCGCCGTTGTTCGCGGGAGTGAAAGCAGCCGCCAACTTTTCAGCCCAAACAAGGTTGCTGTCTGCATCGAGGACATAGTAACCATAGATCGTATCCCCGAAGTTCGCGGTAAAGGTCCACGTTTGTTGAGCATAAAGGACTTGAGAAATATTGCCCGTAATCGAAACGGTCCAGCTCCCGTTTGTCAGCGTCTTTGCCGATCCGCCCGTAACGGTCGTTTCCGTATAAGTACCCGCTGTATCCGTATCGGAAGGGCTGACGTTATTCGAATTGAGATGAATGGTCAGGTTCTTCCCTGCACCGGGCCAAGTGTTGTTAAAATAGGCTCCAAGAACCATTTCACATCCGACGTCGGTTATAATTAATCCCATTTGAAATACCTCCTTTTATCGCCCTTGAGGGCATTATTTTTAAAGCCTTCCAGGGTTCGGTATAAAAACCGTGGGCCCCTGCCTGAGACGCTGAATTTCGTTATAAGCCTTGTCTTTTGCTTTCTGAAAATTTTTACCATGCTCTTCCGATTTATTGACATCGAGACATTGAGAATCTTGCTTTTGATAGGCTTCTCTCAGAATTCCCTCTATCAAATAAGGATGATAATCAAACCTGATTTCGGGAGACTGCGTATCCCAATTAGCGAGGGTAAGCTGATTTAAAGGGAGCCTCGAAACGCTGATATTGAGGTTATCGACGATCTTGCTGATCGCGGCGGCGGCCGCGCTTTCGTCAGCGATCGTTTCAATGACCGTCACGAAGTTTAATTGGGAAGTTACGATCGTAAAGGTTGAAGGAGCAGCCGTTGTTCCATTGAGAACCGTACCCGACACGACGATTTTATCTCCAGGGACTAAAACGGTGAAATTCGTTCCCGTCTGAGTAATCGAATTTGAAGCTGCCGCAAAGGTGAAGGCTCCCGAGAAATAGCCGCGTTCAGGTTTCGGAAATCTCGCCACCTTCATATATCCGGACGAATAATCTGGAAGAATGAATCGCTGATCCCCGCCCTGTTTTCGCCACATATAAACGTGTCGATCGAGCCAGATTTCATCCTTCACATCGATATGAGCCCATCCTGAATCGAGCCATCCATTGTGAATCTGAATAATCCTATTATCCATTGGATAGGTCAGGACGTTGGCCAGAAGAGGGATCTGACAAATGGCGGTTGTTTTATCGTCCCGAAGGCATCCGGTCTCTCGACACCATTCATTAAGAACTGTGTTCGCGCATCCAATGAGCTCGCTATCGGACCAAAGGAGCTCTTGAACCTTATCGTCCAGTTTGTCCCGGGCCCCCTGGACGCCGGCATCGTTACCCCAAATAAGCTCTCTCGCTGTCATGTTCTTTCTCCAATTTTCTTAGCGGGATTTCCCGCCCAAATTTCGTAAGGGCCAGGATTTTCGGTAAGAACCGAAGCGCAGCCGACAACAACTCCATCCGGAATTTCAGTAACCTGATAGAGAATCGTACAGCCGTGAAGCCATACATCATTTCCAATGCGCTTATTTTGCCATTTGACACCTTTCTCCTCCTGGACAAGCAAAAGGGGCTTTCGCCCCTCATGGTAATGATCGTGGGTGAGGATTGTCGTTCCCTCACCGATCATTGACCAATCCCCGATCGTGACGGATCCCGTCAGATCGATTCGGCATTTTGGAGAAATAAAAAGCTGCCCATCTCCTATAACAAGCTCGCCCGTATGAACTTCCGGGTGAGGATAATATAAAACGGACATCATGTTCAAAACGTCTTCAGTCTTCATCCCAATGCCCCGCATAGCAAATGTCAGCGAACCAATTTCCATCTTTGTCTCTTCGCGGTCGCTGAGAAACGTGTTCGATGTGACCGATCACGTTGTCGAGATCGATATAGACCTTGAAGCCGGACTGTTGAGCGTACCAGCAAAAGAAAAGATCGGAGCTGGAATATCTGAGGTCGAGCTGACCCTGACGAAACCAGGGAGGATCCATCGCCTCAAAAACATTTCTTCGGATCAGCATCCCTGCATTGCCTACCGTCCCGGTCCATTCCATAATACCGGACTTCCCGCGGAGAACTTCCCAACGATCCGGATGAGGAACGAAGCCCCCTTCAACTCCGCAGTTTAAAACGGGAGCGTGATCGGATTTTCTTAAACAAAGAGGGACGATGATATCAACATTGCGCTCATACAATTTGTAAAAAAGATTTTTCGGGAAATCGTGATCGTCTCCCAAAATCCATAGCCAGCGCATTTCCGGATTTTCCATCATCTTCGTTACGAGCTCATTAAAGTTAAATCCGATATCGCAGCCCATGGCGAAAAGTTTTTGGGAGTTTGGAGGAAGGAGAACTTCATTTAGGGATGAATCGAATTCTCGATATCTCCCTAAAAAAGAAGTGGGGATCCCTACGATGCCGGCAGGGATCCCCTTCAATTTTTGTTTAATCGTAGAATTTTTCATGGGCCCTTTATGCCGCTTTCAGGGTCATAACGGACAGAACAATTCCACTCGCATGAGTAAAGGCCTTATTCAGAGACGCCTTTGCGGTGGTCGCCCCCGATTTATAGACCTTTGCAACCTGAACCCCCGAAGAGATCGCGGCAGCGGAAGGGGGAGAGGTTGGAATGACGCCGATGATAACAGCGCCGGATGAGGTCGCTCCGGAAATGGAAGATGCTCCGGAAGCAACGGTAAGAGTGATCGCGGCGTATTTCACTTTGCTGGCAATCACCGAATTCGCGCCGAGCTTGGCAGCAACAACCGAACTGGAGCCCAACCCCGCGGAAGTAACCGCGCCTGTCCCGATAGCGGCAGCGACAACAGCGCCCGAAGCCAAGGCCGCCGATGTAACCGCTCCCGTTCCGAGTTTTGCGGCAACAACGGAACCGGCAGCGATGTTTGCTGAAGTGATCGAATTCGCGCCGATCGCGCTGGCGGGAGTCACGAAGGAGGCACTCGACAGCGATCCATTGTTATAATAAAGCACTCCGTTTGTCTTCATAAAGATACAACCCGGAGCATAACCGGTGTCGCCATTCGTGGGGACCGTCGCCCCCTGACAGAGAATAACGTCGCCGTGAGAATTGCACATTTGGATTTTTACGGAAGGCGTTCCAATCTTCCGAGTAAAACCCACTACGCGAAGCATCCCAACAAGAAAATCCTCGAACTGAGCCATGGTTTTTCCTCCATTTTCACCCTGTTGCTGAGGGGGAGAAACGGGGGGGGATGAACCCCCCCTCGACAAAGGTTATTGTCCGGTCGTACCCGCAGGAGTGCCCGCATTATAGGGCTGATCCGCATGGAGGGTATCGAGACAAACATCAAAAATCGCCGTTGTGACATTCGCCGTCCCGATAAGAATGGAAGCGTAGTCGGTCCCCGCCCCGGTGTTATAGGCGAGGATGTTGGCGATCGTCCAGCCGGCCCCGGAAGAGTCGATAATCGTCCCCAGGCCCGAAAGAGCAAGCGTGGTGCAGAGCGTCTTGCTCCCCGAAGTGTTGACGGTAATCGTGCCCCCGCCCGTATCGACGGTTCGGACGAAAATATACGCCCCGAGAACGATGCAGTATTGAGGGATATTGATCAACGTGTAGGTGTTCGTGTTGATCAATCCCGAAGCCGTCAAAGTCCCCGCAGCGATCAGCGCGGGAACGTCGATCTTTCTTGAAATGACGCACCTTTTGAAAATTCCTTCGCTCGGATAAGCAGCGATGGAAGTGGAAATCCTGATGTCCACAGTAGATCCCATAAGTTACCTCCTTCAATCGATCTGAAAAGGGTAAAGGTTAAAAATCGTTATTTGTGAGCGTAAAGAACGCCACAGGCTTCCGTCTTCAGGATCTTGATCCCGTAAACGATCAGTCCGCGGACCTTATCCGCGAAGGCTCTCTGAGCTCTCAGGGTTTCCGTTTCCGTCAGTTGAGCCGCGAAAGAAGGACCGAAGGGATGCCCGAAGGGGATACAGGTTGTATTTGTTCCGCCATCGTTGACGACCGGGAGAAGGTTCGACACATAAAGCCCGAACATATCGATTTCTCCGATTCGGCCGTTTCTCAGGATGGAAACGCTGTCTCCGGTGATGGAGGCATTCTTGAGATCGGACTTTTTGATTAGACCGGCCATCCAAACAGGGATAATCATCCACATCCGATCGTTGGGAACATTCTGCTCGGCAAGGACGTTCTCGCAATCGACGATATAATCGAGGACGTTTCCCTTGTCGAGAGTGACGGTTGATCCATAGGCGCCGATGTTGTAGCTGGCGCTTTTGTATCCCGCCGTCTGCCCGGTATTATAGGCGCTGACCTGTCCCATGACTCCGGAAGTGGTCCCGCCATAACCGAACCATTGATTGAAAACATCTGTCTCGATCGTGATCTTCTGCTGCCGGCCGGCTTCGTCCGTCCACCGATCCAAGAGGTTAAGGTCACTCTGGACATCCATTACGTCGTCCAGGAGAACAGACCAGTAATACCCCTGATCGATCGACAGGGAGGTCGGAGTGGAAACCGGGCGTTCGTCGACGAGATCCTGACCAACCACGTATTTTCTCATGGTGATCGGAGCGACGGTTCGGATGATCACGGTATCACCGTATTTCTTGATCTCACCTTCATAATCGGTGTTGCAGATATCCGTCATGCAGGTGGCATCGTAGAACTTGATCAAAATCTTCCCGGACCAAATTTCCGGGATAAAACGAGATCCGGCCCTGGTATAGTCCGGTTGTTCTGTTACGCGAGGGTAAGCCATAGTATACCTCCTTATCCGTCAATAATAAGGCCTTTTGCGGCTTTCTCATCGATTTCGGCCTTTAATTGAGCCTCTTTTTTTGGATCCTTTTTATACTTCCCTACGGCGATATCGGTGAGAGTTTTTTTCACATAAGACCTTGTGATAGGTTTTTTCTTGTCTTCCGCTGTCTTGTCTTTCGGAGGTGTTCCCCCTCCAGAATTCGGCTTCGGAAGTCCGAGATTTCCTTCATCGTCAGGGATCTCTTGAGCGGTCCCTGGATTTTTAACCTTGATGAATTCATTGAAATGTTCAGCGACGGCTTTAAAATCGCCTTTCGCATAAGAAGACATCATCAAATCGTAGCGGGAGTGGCCGGCAATCATATTGACGTTTGCCCATCGGAGAAATTCAGAGCCTTGCGTGTTCATCTCACGCCAGCTCCCGCGCTTATCGACGAGACGATCCATTTCTTTGCTGAATCCATCAACTTCCGTTTTTTGAACCCTTCTTTCTACGGAAGTGAAACCGCTTTCTATTTTGTTTAACCTCTCTTCAAGGCTGGCGATTTTCTTGTCTCTCTCTTTGAGGACACGCCGGAGCTGAATTTCGCTCATCTTGGCGACTTCCGGATATTGTTCGCGGAGGCTTTCAAGCTCTCCCTCATCTGGATCCGGAACGGCGGGCTCAGGGACTTTTCCCTTTTCGGCCTTGAGTGAGGAAATTTCCACTTTGATCGTTGTGAGATCGTCTGCAAGGGCCTTGTTTTGTCGAATGAGCTCAGGGACTTCGCTGTTATACTTTCCTTCAAGCGTCAAGCGTCTCTGTTTCTCTTCTTCATATAAGGCCTTGTAATCCAATCCCTCATTCGCAGGCGGTTCAGGATCGGGATCAGGAGTCTCTATGGGAGGAGTTTCCCTGGAAGGATCTTCCGGGGGCTGATTCTCATAGGCTTCTTTTCTGATTTTTTCCGCTAATTCCGCCTGTCTCAATACTGCCGCTGGCATTCCCATCTTTCCCTACTTTCCGGCGCCGTCTCTACGGTCTGCCTTTTTATTTCCATCGGGCCGTCTTTACGGTCTCCGTTGGATGCAATAAAAAAGCCCCGCCTAAAGGTTTCCCTTCAGACGGGGCTTAGTGAAGCTGCGCGGCTCAAAAAGCCCGCTTCCATTTAGGCCTACAGGCCATTAGGATCAGCGGTAAGCGAACCGTTTTATGTTTTACAGAATTACACGGCTTTTAATCCAATGTCAAGACGATTTTTGTCAGGGGCCCTCTGCTTCATTCTCCGGATCAACCCGGTTTCATGTCTTTCGGCGTCGGAGATCGAGGGCCCTTGCCCGATATGGAGAACGAGCTGCCCCATAAATCCCGGGGGAATCAGGTCCATTTCCATTAAGGCTTCGATAAGTTTTTTTTCTGCCGTCATGATTCTTTGATCGGTTCTGGATTTTTCCTTGCTTCGGCTATTTTCGCCCTGGACGCCATCTCTTCCCTTGCATTTTCGATCCAGGAGCATAAATTAAAAAGAAAAACCGAGACCCCCTGATATCGTCTCACTTCTTTTTCTTCAAGCTGCACCCCGAAGGCGGTGTAATTCTCATAATGGATCAGTTGTTCGGCGATCCATTTCTTCAGGGTGATCCAATTCGGATCGTTGTTCGAGTTCAGGTTCGCCACACTCCTCAACACTTCGTCCGACATTACGAAAAAGTTCTCCATCTTTTTTCTCCTCCTCTATTTTTTCTGTAGCCCAAAGGCATTTTAAGCCATCTCTCTTTTCCTCGAGACGGCCGTCGAACATCACGCAGACCAGGGGCCTTTCGTTGTAAATATCGCAGGTAAAAGAGAGATCTCCGTTTCCCTCTTCTTTTGCCTCGATCTTCTTCACCAGGTGAGGACATTGATAGGGAATTTTCAATCGCCAGCTATTCGAATGCTCTTTGACGATCGATATTTTCCTTGCCTGGAGCCAGCCTCTCCAAAGGAGCTCATTGGATTTAGGCTCTGGCTTGTGCAATTCAAGAACGAAAAATTTACAGCACTCCCCGCATCGCTGGCATAATTCGGATTTCGTCGGCATCAGTTTTTCTCGCTCTTATAATCCGCGGAGACCAGGGCGGATCCGTTCGTGGTTAAGGTGGTAATCTCAACCATCACATCGTCGACCGGTTGATTCTGAAAAAATCGATATGCGGCTTTCGCGGTGATTTCAGGCGCGGAGAATGTCGCTTCGGTGTTTGCGTCGGTTGCCGTCAAAATAGCCCATGGCCCACCGGCGATCCGACCCCAAAGTTTGAATTTTAATACGGTTACTGTCCCGCTGACATTTGAAAAAGAAACCAGAAGCCCATGATTCATTGCAGAAGCCCTGAAAGCCTGGCCTTGTGCTGGCGCTGATACGCCGCTTAAAATTCTTGCTCCCATCGTTTTCTCCTTTCGTTATGCTGGAGGAGCTCCTCCCCCCTGGACAAGTTGAAAATCTTTTCCCTGAGTCTTATCTCCAGCCTCGTTTATTGCGGTTTCTTTGGGCAGATCTGCCCCGGTTGGTCCCTCAACCTTCGGAATATAATTGAGGTCCATAACTTCTTTTGGATCCATTTCGTGAGTCTTCATAACCAGAGAGAGGAATTTTCTCAGCTCTTCCGGAGTGAGGACTTTCGAAGCGACGGCGATATTATAAAGCTCCGTCTGCCTGTTCGCCTGTTGTTCTTTTGCGATCAGAGATCTTACGCCCTTTGGTATGATCCTCATGCTTCCGACCAGGCCGACGAATTTTTTCCGGTCCATATTGTAATCAAACTGCCGATGGATCGAATCCTCGATAATGTACCGATCCATATTCTTGAGAACAAGCTTCATCCCTTTTGAAGAGGCTGTTTGAAACATAGAGAATCCGGAGGCCGTCGTACCGGCTCCGCCGACCTGAGCGTTGCCGTGAGAATAAGCGGGGATCGTCATTTCATCGCAGAGAGCCATTAAAAATTTTATCGTCTCGACGAGCTGAGAAGCGATCAACGTTGGCTGATAGAATTCGATCGCCTTGATCGTTCCCCTCGAGACATTCTCTCCATACTTGACCCACCATCTTTTCCAGGGAGTCATTTCTCCCTTTTCAAATTCCGAAAGAACGCTTTCGTCGACGGTGACCTGCGGACCGCTGGCCATGCCCACATTATTGCAAAGGGCCCGGAGGCAGGAATTGATCGCGCCCTGCAAATCCTGAATCACTTCGGGAAGACCGATCCCGAAAAAGGAATCAGGCAGATTGATAAAAGAACATTTGGAATAATTTCTTTCTCCGAGAGGGTTTTGATTAAGGACGGCCTTGATCACATGGCCGCCGATCAGATAACCCTCGACATCGTAAAAGTGATCCTCATCCGGGGCTTTCTCTTTTAATTTCGGAGACCATTCTTGAAGCATCCTTCCCTGGACCGGGCCATGGTACTCGAGACAATCGATTTCGTCCCAATCCCAAATCATCGTAGGATCGTTTTTCTCCGCTTCGGCCCGATCGACATCAATCATGGTCCACTCGCGGAGCTTACTTCCCGGCTGGCGAGCTTCCTCCAGGACCGCGCGGATTTCATTATCGTCAAATCCTGGAAGGCCCAAAAATCCTTGAATATCGACGGGAGTATAGCGGAGACGATCGAAGAAATAGCCTTTTTGGAATGAGGTCACGCCCGGCCCCGGATAGATATCGAGAGCCGATCGGCGTTCGTATTGAGGGATGATCTCTTTCTCGTAATAGATTTCGGGGATCCCGTCTTCCCGGAATTTTACTTTCCTTCTTGGCTCTTTCCGTCTTATGGGCCCCTTGAGAATTCCGCATTTTAAGAAAACATCGGGTGTGATCTTCTCGATCACATCGTACCAATCTCCCTCGACCAGTTGTTCGTGGATCTGTTCTTTCATGTCCTGCGCCTTTTCTTTGGCGTAGTCCATGATCACTTTTTTTGCTCCCGCCTTGACATCGGGCATCGCCTTTTCGATCATCGAAAGAATATAATCGGAATTTGGCTCTTCCCCGCCTTGCTGCGCCTGCTGTGTGATCTGTTCTATCGCATTCTGGACGAAGTTTTCAATGAGCTGATTCTCGAGCTTTTCCCCGAGTTCAGGTTTTGGCGTCGGTTCGATATCGAAAGGAATTTCGTCGAGGAATTCAGAAATTTGAGCGTGAGCGTTTCTCCATTTCGTTTGAGTGTAATTGGCATAGGACTCAGAGCCACCGAATTCCCGAATGCTTGTGAGCTTATTAGGATCATATTCACCGGAGACCATTCTGAGGTTGCTTAAAATCTGTTGTTCGATATCGATTTTATTTCTCTTGGCGGCTTCCCATGCTTTGCGGAGATGTCCGGCCAAACTCATTTTGACTATTTCAACTTGCTGCCCAATGGCGAGGAGATTCTCTTCTTCCTTTTGCCTCTCTTCGATCTGTTTGTTTGTTTTAAACTCGACCAAAGCCATATCGTCCTCCTACAAATGAGCTCCTAAAGAGATCTTTGACGAATGATCCCTTGCGATGTGATGATAATAATCTTCTTCTTCTCTCGAAGGGCCCATGGCGGCGTATTGAAGGGCATCATGGACATCGGAGGCCTTGTTCTTAACCGGCTGATCTTTATAAATATCTTTCCCGGAAATTTGTTTTCTCTCCATCCGGTACTCTCCGAGAAAACCCTTATGGAGAATTTTGCATCGCTGATTCATTTGATACATCCCGGTCCCTTCAATCTGAGAAATCAGCATCCGATTGACCGCACCATACCGGGCATCCCAACTATTTGAATAGGCCTTTGCAACATTATCGATCTCCTGGAGCTTGGCTTCGGCCTTTGCGTTGCTTGGATTTGTGTCGCTTTTTTTTGCGGCGGGATCGAGAATCACAAAAATTCTCGACCATGGAAAACCGGTATAATGGCTCCACATAAAGGGTTTTACCGTCTCTCTCAGGAAGGTTCTCGCGTCCGTCGATTCTTCATAGAGCTCATCGTAGGTGCAGAATTTTCCATTCGGAAGACGCTGATTGATTGTCATGGCCTGATGATTTCCGGTACAGTCCCAACCGAGAATCAGCGGATAGGAGGGATGGGCGTCAAGCTCTTTCGGCGTTTTCTCATTCGGCACAAGATGAAAATGATCCGCGTAATTTGGATAGACCGGCTTTCCATCCCTCACGTAGCCGTATTTCCCATGGATATAAACCGTGATATATCCTTGATCTTTCCCGACCATGAGGTTCGAATAATATCCAGGGGGAAGATTTTTCAGGTTTTCGGCTTGCGGGGAAAGGCCTGAAGGCTGTTTAAAGATCGCGGTCATGGGGACAGCCTGATCTTCCCCTTTCCCGCAGGAGGGACATATCGGGATCGCCGGCCGTCCATCGATCGTTCTGGGAGTATAAAGAACGTGCCCTCCATCGGAATTTAAACAAACCGGGCACATTAAAGGTCTCTCGTCTTCGAAGAGATTATAAAACCAGGAATCGGTATCCGGAGGGTTTGTGTCTCCAAACATCCCGTACCAGGTGCAGCCGCCATCGTCGATCGGAGGATATCTGCCGACACGCCCAAGCATTCCGTCGAAAATGACCTTAGCTATTTCGCGCAGCTCATTAAACCAGCAGGCTGTCAGGTCCAGGGAGAGAAGGTTTCGAACATCATCCGGCATATCGAGCGGCCGAAACATAATTTCGCTTTCGACGTCCGTCCCATCCGGGGCTTTCATTCTGAGCTGAAAATTTTTGGCTGTCTTTTCATAGATGCCAAAATTATTCATCCAATGCTCCCAGGTCTTATAGGTCGTATCGCGGAGCTGAGGAGCGGTGTTTCTGATAACTGCAAACCTCGTTCTCCGGACTCCATCCCGGGGAGAAGGCCTTTGTTCGAAGGCCCGCTTCACGATCTCCATCACCCCGCCACCGGAAGACTTTCCGGAACCGAATGGGCCCATTAACGATCGAATAAGGGTGTTGCATTGAGAATATCGCCAAATGGTAGGAACGTCTGAATAGTCAAATCTGACCTGAGTGCTCTCCAAAAGTGATCCCTCAAAAACACCTAAAGAAAAGGCCCCGTCTCTCCCGGCCGGAAAGAGGAGCCTTTTCTTTAAAGTGGGATTCAGCGCCGGCAGGACCGGCCCCTATCCTCTTACTTATTTACAGCCTGATCGAGTCCGGAATCGTTCTTGTAGGTTCTTTCCCGGCCGACCGTTCCAGTTTCAGCGATCCCTGCGGCTTCTTCCATCTTACTGACCGTGGGATCAGCGCCAGATTTACGCTGACTAAAATATTTGCCAGCACTTGCGAGAGCGCCACCGAAGGTATCTCCAAGTCTTTTGCTTTCATCAGGCATGAGGGCCCCCTTTCTTAATAGCCGCTTCCCCCCGGTGTCGCGGAGGAGAGAGAAGTTTTTTAGCTACAACATACCATCTCCCTGCGGAGTAGCGGCTAATGTTTGTGATGTTTGTGAGCGGCTTTCACGTTGTGGGGATGATCCGAACCATGAGGATGTCCCTCGCTATGCTGAATCGCTCTCATTTGTGATTCGTTACGGACAATCTTTCCGGATCCGGAATGGAGCGTTCCCCGTTCATATTCAGCGCGAATGACGGCTGCTCTCTCTTCCGGTGGAAGTTTCCTTCTCTTCTCTGCACCAGCCCCAAGCTTATCCTCATGCTTGAGCGCGTCAAGCTGCCTTTTATTCATCGCTATCCTCCGGTGGATCATTTTTTGTAATGACAGGGTTTTTTAACAGGTCTTCTTCGGCTCTTGAATAAACGGGATGATCGTCTGTGTGAGGGAAAGGCATGATATCCGTTCCTTAGTGCCGGCAGAGATGTTCTCCGCTGTGATGGGTCGATATTTTTGATTTCCCGATCGCGGATGTTTTGATATCATGGTCAAGATCACCCTTGCTTCCCGTCTTTCTCTTCTTCGCAAAATCGTGAAGCTGGCTCTTGCTCATTTTCAACATCCCCCGGTTTCGCTTGTAAAGCTTTTCCGGTTCGTGCTCCGCGATCGCCGCCGCCTTTCGTTGTGCTTCGCTTTCTGATGGCATCGAAGTCTCCTTTGATGATTTCTAACCCTTTTGGACTTGGAATTAATTCCCATCTTAATTCGCCATTTCGTAAAATGTCAATACAATTATTGCAAGTAAAGAAAAAACCGACGATATGACCGTCCCGGTGATGGCCGATAAGCTGAAGGCTTTTCGTCTCCCCGCAGATCATACAATGGCCCATTTCATAGAGGTTGTTTAGGAGCTTCTCCACCATTTTTCTCTTCAACCTTACCTACGATATTTTTTGAAAGGTCGCTTCCGGGCGGGGCAACAAGCATGAGGGTCGGACCATAATTATTGATATTTGCCTTTTCCCCGACCTGGCTCTCACCGTCCGGAGGAATGAGTTTACCAAGCTGCTTAGGAGGATAGAACATCACATTTTGTTTAATATCGTCCGTCACGTCTCGAGCGATTTTTGTGTTGGAGTCCTCGATCGCAGCGCGGAATCGTTCCATCTCTTTTTTTTCTTCCGGGCTTGCGTCGTTGATATCAAATTGACCGGTAAGGGAGTTATCGTCTTTGGAAAGGAGCTCCATTCTCTTTTTTTGCCAGCCATAGAATGTCGACCACTTTTGGATCGTCGAGATGGACTTTCCAAACTGTTTCGCCACCGCCTTATAATTCGGGAATTTGACGAAATAATTAAAGGCGTCTATGTGCCAATCGGCTTTTACGAGGTTTCCCATCAACTATCTCCCGGCTTCATGATTTCGGGAATAATAATCAATGGGACTTCTTTCGTGAGCTTCATCATGAGCTCCCTGGTCATTCGATTTATTCCCGCGCAATGAACCATGATCATCTCCCCCTCTTCTTTGCCGCCATCTCTCACGATTCTCTTAGCAAGCTCAAAAATGCTTGACGTAAGAAGCCTAATAGCAAGGGGTTCGCTTAATCCGGCATAGTGAGCGGAAGACTTCATGTCTTTAAAAAGAACGATCGTGATTTCACCGACTTTTGTGTAATCCCTGTGCGGCGGCTTTAATTCTTCAGCCATTTCCCTTAAACCTCCTTCTTCACGCCCGGGACATATTTCATCGCCTCGAGCTCTTCCTTGCTTGGAGCTGTATCCCCGAGAACCTGTCCCGTAACACGGATCGTTTTCTGTTCGGATTCGATTTTCTCAAGCTCCGCCTCCTGGACTTCGATCAGGGAGATCAGATCCTCTTTGATCTCCGGAAATTTATTGATATGGACAAGAATCTTCCGCTGGACCAGCTCCATTTCGATATTTTGAATATACTGGCCTTTCTCGTTTTTGTCGAGAAAAGTGGGTTTCCACGATTCGGCATCGAACCCCAAAGTCTTTATGACCTTCAGACGGCGCTCCCGGCCGAGTTTCCAAAAACGATGTCGGAGATTCTTAAACTCTTCTTCCGGATTTTCTATTTGATTCTCTTCCATTTTTTATCTCCTCTCCTTTCCCTCTCAAATAGTCAAAAGCGTGAGTTTTACCAGGATGCGCGTGCCGGCGACGAATGGAGGTGATTTTTAAACCGCCCCGACCATCCCCCTGGGATCTCGAAACACCGGACACCCCGAGTCTAATTGTTGGAGACTCATCCTTTTCTCCCTTGCGAATAAATCCTCTTGTAAAAGGGCACTTTGTCAGAAGACATACTGACGCCCTGGAGGATCGACACGATAGCCCCTAAAGTTCCGCGGCCGAAACTTTTTCCACCGCCGCCGCTGCCGCCACCCCAACTTTCAAAACGGAAAGAACGATTCTTTCCGCTTTTCCCACGAACCCGGATCCCAAAAAGCGCGTGAGGCATCATGTTTTTTCACCTTTGGAATAATTTTTGGAAAAAAATCTCACTCTTTTTTCTGCCCATTCCCGGGAAGGATATTTTTGGGGGGAATGAACCCCGGAACAATGATCTTAGATCGAGCATTCAGCTCTTGCCCGATTAAAGAAGCTGCCAACTGACACAAAATCATTGCCAGGGCTTCCGGATTGATTGTATCGGAATGGATCCCGAATTGATTTTCCGATACCTTAAAAACTTCGGCCACGACTTCATGTTTCTTTTCGATTGGAATCAAATTTTCAGGCATGGGTTCTCCCCTCCTCAAAGCTCTCAGTAATTTTCTTCTCTGCCCCATCGACAGATACCCCCTTCTCTTTTGGCCGTGGCCAAAGCTCCATTTCTTCTTTGACCCGCATTTCCATAAAAGCGATCACGTTCAAAAGATGGTTCATAACTTCTTCCTTGTCGATCGACGCCCAATCTGATCTGACCACGCAGGAGAAATCTCGATATCTTTTGAGGATACGAAGCCGTCGCTGATTCGGGCTCATTCTGAGTTTCTTCGCCTCGAGGGAAAATTCTCCTGCGTGATCGATCCATTCTATTTCCGACTTCGTTCCCCAAGAGTTACCGTGTGTGATTGGATTTGTCAAAATAATTTCCCTCCTCAGATATTAAAAACGTACATCAAAAAATCGATTACCCAGGCGGTCAGGCCAGTTTCGCCCCTGTTACTGGAGGAGGGGCGACCGTATCGAAAGGGGCAGTCACGATATCCATATCTGATTCGTTCCCGACTGCATCGACGGTCGAAATCCCGATATTGATATTTCCGTTGAAAGCGGGCGTGTTCGGGAGGGGGAGAGCAACCGACGTAACCAGACCGACCTCAGCATAAGGAAGAGCATAATCCGCGGCTGTGCCGGTGAAAGGGGTTTCCGAGAACCGGACTCTGATATTTTTGACGTCCGACATATCGGCCGGGTTTGTCCAAGATAG